TTCACCTTAACCCATCATCTGGTAGTTGCCTGATCCGCACATTTGTGTGGAAAAGAAAACTTTGACCAATATATTATACTTGGTGATGATATTGTCATAAAAGACAATAAAGTTGCCAATAAATATATTACTCTTATGAGTAGATTGGGTGTTGATATATCTTTAAACAAAACACATGTATCAAACGATACATATGAATTTGCAAAAAGATGAATCAAGGGTGGAAGAGAAATTAGCGGATTATCTCTTAAAGGAGTAGTAAATAATATAAATAGTATTCATGTAGTTTACATGAATATATTTAATTATTATTTACGTAATCCTTCTTTAAGAGTTGATCTGTTAACCTTAATGGGTTACCTATATAATGGTTTAAAATTAAAAGGTAGATTTTATAAATCTAACTTTATTATTAAATCATTAATAGACTTCCACCATGCTATAAGATTTTCTTTCGGATTATCTAACTATGAAGAATTAAGAAATTATTTCATAGATAAAATCCAAATAGAAAATTATATAGTTCCAAATGAAAATATCATCTCCCTTAAAATAAGGGAAATATTGTCACTTGGTATGGTGGACCAAGCTAAAGCTATGGTCAGAACTATAAATAGAGATGCTAATCTTTATGAAAATAAAGTTAGTAAATTTACTTATAGTAAAGACTATCCTTTAAAATTTGGTTATCTAAATCATATAAATAATTTAGTTAATCAACTTAAAGGTTTCTCTAATGGAAATTATAACTTGTTAGATATAATTTCTGTTATTAGAGTTCAAAGTTTGGACCAAATATTAAATTTTGGAAGAAATTCTCACCAAAATTTAATAGTTATGGATAAACTTTGAAAAGCTTCATTTAAGAAGTTTATCATCGAACTAAATAAATCAGTTGATGAAAAACCGAAAATGGATCTTATGGCTCATATAAGAAGTGGAAACTTCTTATCTAAACCATACGGATCTAGCTTAGCTACTTTAAAACCATGATACGAAGAATTAGAAGTTAATCTTAAAAGATCAGCTTCTCAATTCTTAATCATGGATGCTAGAGCAGTGTCTAAGGTAAAAGTTAGAGACTCCTTGACTTATACCAATGCTTGACAACAATATTTTATTGATTGTACAAGGAATGGTAAAGTCATTGACTTTAACCATAAAGTATAACTTTATAGTTAGTTATCAATCGGAGTTTTAAACTCCGCGATTTACGTCCTTTGTTT